AGTATGACAAATAACGAATTAATAGCAAGGCTTGAAATTAAAATAACCAATTGGGAAACACTATGATACCATTAGATAAATAATTGTAAAACATTTAAAATAATTTGTATATTTGTTAATTCAGTAAACTAATTTAAACTGATTATGGACAAAAGAGCAAATAATAGAGGAACTGTTGGAAATAATGGAGGGAGAAGGCCAAAAGTAGAAGAACAGCAGTTAATCGAAAAACTTTCACCATTAGAGCCAACAGCACACGAAAAACTAAGAGAAGCTATTGATAGCGGTAAAGAATGGGCGGTTAAGTTGTTTTTTGAATATATGTATGGAAAACCAAAACAGATAATTAGCCAAACTAATTTAAACGTTGATGCTACCAATATGACCGATGAAGAGATAAAACGAATTAATAGTAATCTTGAGAAATCTTACTAAAGAGCAAAAAGTATTAAAAGTAAAATGCGAAAACGATTTGCTTTTTTTTACTCGTTACATATACAAAGAAAATCATAGGCGTAATTTTATAGTTGCGCCTCATTTTATTTTGATAGCAAACGCATTGCAAAAAGTAGTTAATGGAGAAACTAAAAGACTTATTATAAATATTCCACCACGTTACGGGAAAACAGAATTAGCAGTAAAATGTTTTATTGCTTGGTCATTAGCAAAAAATCCACAATCTAAATTTATTCACCTGTCTTATTCTGATGATTTAGCACTTGATAATAGTAGCCAAACTAAAGAGTATATTGAAAGCGATGCTTTTCAGTCATTATGGGAACTTACTTTAAAATCAGATAGCAAAGGAAAAAAGAAATGGTTTAACGAATTAGGAGGAGGTGTTTATGCTACATCAAGCGGAGGAGCAATAACAGGCTTTGGAGCAGGTGTTGCTGAAAGCAAAGAGTTTGCAGGCGCTATAATAATTGATGACCCTTTAAAGCCAGATGATGCGAATAGAGATTTAGCGCGTAATTCTGTAAACGATAGGTATAACTCAACTATTCGCTCAAGGGTAAACGATAGGGACACCCCTATTATTTTAATTATGCAAAGGCTACACGAAGATGATATGAGCGGTTTTTTGCTAAACGGAGGAAGTGGTGAAGTTTGGGAGCATTTATGCCTACCTGCTTTAAACGATAATAACGAGCCTTTATGGGAAGAAAAACATACTTTTGAAGAATTAGAACAAATAAGACAAGCTAATAGGTACAACTTTGCAGGACAGTATATGCAATCACCTGCACCATCTGAGGGAGGCGAATGGAGAAAAGAATGGTTTAAAATAGTTGATAAGGCAGAGATACCTATAGAATCATTAAAATGGGAATTAATAATTGATGGTGCTTATACTAAGAATACTGCAAACGACCCAAGCGGTTTTCAAATAGGAGCAAAGTGGGGTAGTAATTATGTTATTGCTTCAAGTATTGACAAATATCTTGAAATGCCAGAACTATTAAAATTTATACCAAATCATATACAGGCAAGTGGTCTTAATGTAGTTATGACATTAGTAGAGCCTAAAGCGAGTGGCAAGTCTATTAAGCAAATGATATATAATGAAACAAAGTTAAACATAACTGAAATTAAGACAAACTTTGTTAATCAATCTAAGATAGAAAATGCACGCGCTTGTTCTCCTTATATTGAGGGGGGTAGGGTTTTATTAATAAAAGGAAGCTGGAATGATGCGTTTTTACAACAGACAGGTACGTTTCCAAATGCCAAACACGATGAGCATATAGATTTAACTTGTTACGGAATAGAACGTAATTTAATGAATGAATCTTTTTTTACATTCTAATTTATAATCAATCTAAATAATTTTTATATCTTTGAAACAAAACTTTAGAGTAATGTTTAAAAATAGAATTGCTTTAGCTTGGGATGCCTTAAGAAATGGAAGTAAAAATTTATATAACGAGGCTATTTATAAATTAGTTGGCGGATTAACTTCTACATATAACGAAACCTTAGAAACTCTAATCGTAAAAGGTTATGGAGAAAACCCTGATGTTAACGCAATAGTTAACCAACAGGCATCAAAAACAACTGCCGTTCCTTACTACATCAAAAAGATTGAAGATAAAGAAGCCTACAAAAAGCTAAAACGATACCCAAACAATCCAACGTTTCAGCAAAAGTTAGCAATCAATAAACTACTTAAGAAAGCGTACGACACGGACACCGAGTTACCGATGCCTATTGAAGTTCCAAACCCAAACCAAAGCTGGAACGATATATTTTTTCTTTACAAATTATATTTAAAAGTTTGTGGTAATGTTTATTTATATAAGCAAACAGTTTCAGATGGTGTTAATGCTGGAAAACCTTTAGCCTTATACATACTGCCTTCACATTGGATGCAAATAGTACTTAAAAAAGGCTCAAGTATGTTAAGCATCGAAAACCCTATTGATTATTTTATAATGCAACAAGGTAACCAATTAGTAAGATTTGAAGCTGATAGCATTATTCATATTAAAAGACCTAATCCTTTTTACGACCAAAGCGGCTCACAATTGTATGGACGCTCTGAATTAATGGCTGCAATAAGAAACATACAAAGTTCTAACGCTGGTATTGATAACAATAGTAAGACAATGTTAAATAGTGGTGTATATGGATTTATACACGCTGGTAGCGGAGGAACACCTTTAACTGCCGAACAAGGACAATCTTTAAAAGACAGACTTGTAGAAATGGATAACGATACAACACGTTTATCAAACATTGCGGGGTCAAGTGCTAATTTAGGATTTACACGTATTTCTTTAACCACAGATGAATTAAAGCCGTTTGATTATTTAAGCTATGATAGACGTACATTGTGTAATTGTTTAAATTATCCTATAGACTTGCTTAATGAAGAGCGTAGTGGAACAGGTTTCGGTGTTGATGCGGTTGTCGAGGCACGTAAAAGACTTGTTACAGACAATATTAAACCCGATTTAGATTTATTAGCTGAACATCTTAATCCACAATTTATACAATTGTTTAAAGGTTATGAAGGCACCTGTATTGAATGGGATATTTCAGAACTTCCTGAAATGCAAACAGATATGGTAAAACTTTCAGAGTGGATTAATAAAGTGCCATTAACACATAACGAAAGAAGAGAAGTTTTCAATTATGAAGAAATAGACGACGAATTAATGAATGAGGTTTACATTCCAACAGGGTTGGTAAATATTAATGATGCTTCTTTAAACGACATTCAAAATACTATTTAATGGACAAACTAAGAATTAGACAGGAATTACAAACATATAGGATTGTAAGGCGCAATATCCTTAAAATTACTAATAGTATTCCGTTTAATAATATGTCTAAAGTTACTTATGAGGCATTAATTAACGCAAACGTTACTACTGCCGAAATAAAGAAAATGTATATAGAAATTTATAACTATTTAATAAAACCACAATACAAAAGAACATTAATAAAAGCTGATATAGATTTTGAAACTATTATAATGCAATGGTTAAACGATACTGCTGGATTAAGAATAGTATCTGTTCATCAAACATTAATTGATTCTATTGTTGGAGTTATTGCAAATGGTTACGAGCAGAATTTAAGTGTTGCAGAAATCACACGTAATTTACAAAAGTCTTTCGGATGGTATAAAGTACAAGCGTTACGAATTGCACGAACTGAAACAACAACAGCTACTAATTATGCTACTGTATTAAGTGCTGAACAATCGGAGTATGTGCTTGAAAAGACTTGGATAAGTGTACAAGATAATAGAACAAGGCGACCACCTAATTCGGTTTATGACCATTTAGATATGAACGGGGTTAAAGTTGATGCTGATAAAGCATTTTTTACAAGTGGTGAAGAAATACAATATCCAGGTGACCCAAAAGCAAAAGCTGGGAATGTTATAAATTGTAGATGTAAAGTTGTATTTACAATTAAAGAAGATGCTGACGGATTGCCAATAAGAAAAATAAAATAAGTTATTTAGAATGATTATAAATAAAATATATATCTTTGTGTTATGGAACGAATAGAATTTAAACAATTATCGTACGACCTTAAAGAACTTGACGAGGTTAAAGGGGTTGTAACTGCATACGCTAACGTTTATAACGTGAAAGATAGCGATGGGGATATTTCTGCTTATGGTTCATTTGACAAGACTGTTAGCGAAAACTTTAAACGTATTCGAGTATTAAAAGACCATAACCCTACTATGATGATTGGTGTGCCTTTAGCTATTGATACAAAAGATACTTACGGTTTACTAACTACTACTCAATTCAATATGAAAAAAGATTTAGGTAGAGATATGTTTACTGATGTGAAACTAATGTATGATAGTCAGTTAAACGCTGAATTATCTATAGGTTATAAAGTTATTTCGCGTGACACTAAAAACAAATCAATTATAACCGAGTACAAACTTGGAGAATATTCTTTTTTATCAAGTTGGGCGGCTAATGAATTTAGCACAGTACAGGGAATTAAATCTGTTAAAAGTCATTATGGATTTATGGAACTATTAACAAAAGCATACGATTTGGATTACTCTGATGCAAGATTAATTCAGATTGAAACATTATTAAAATCACTTTCTAAAGAGCCGTTATTAGATAACACTTTGATTGAACAGCCGATTTTCGACACGTTAAAACAATTTACAAACTCGTTAAATATTAAATAAAATGGACGAAATCAAATTAAAAGCCGAATTAGACGGTATTAAAACAGCTTTGGAAACTAAGACAGTTGCCGAAGTAAAAAGCGCAATTGAAGCATTTGAGGCCAAATTGCCTGACGCAATTAAGTCAACACTTGAATTACAGATTAAAGCTGTAAGAGAAGAAATGGAAACAAAGTTTGCAACTGATTTGAAAGCAGTTCAAGACCACGCTGATAAATTAGATGTAAAACTACAAGCTAAAACAGTAGAAACTGAAACAGTAGACCATTTATCAAAAGCTATTAGCGATAATATTGACGCTATTAAAGTTGTATCTAAAGATAAAGCTTTTCAAACTAAAGCTGTTGCTAATATGACAACTGCTAACCTTACAGGAACTAAACCAAGAAACTACAATTTCGATGTAGTTACTTTGCCATCACAAATGGTAAACATTGAGGATTTAGCTGGTATGGTTATGGCTGACACAGGGAATTATACCTATACACGTGAAACAGGTGCGGGTGAGGGTTCTATTTCTGCACCAGGTTCAGAGGGTGGAGCAAAATCTCAAAGAGATTACGATTTCACAGCTTACGATGTTGCAACTGACTTTATTGCTGGTTACACTCGTTACTCTAAAAAAATGCGTAATAACTTAACGTATATCGTTAATACTATTCCTTCGCTTTTAAGAAGAGATTACTACAAAGCTGAAAACGCTGCTTTTCAAACTATTTTAGCGGCGGCGGCTACTGCTTCAACAGAGGTTATTACAAGTAACACAAAAGCAGGAATGCTGATTAACGAGATTGGTAAGTTACAAGATAATGATTATGACAACACTAACTTAATTGTTGTTAAACCAACTGATTATTTAGACATCTTGAAAACTGCTAAAATGGACTTAGCAAGTGCTGTTACTTATGAGAATGGCGTTCTAAGAGTTGCTGGAGTTCAAGTGTTAAAAGCGTCAAGCTGGTTACCTGCTAACAAGTATTATGTAGCTGATTGGAGTAGAGTAAATAAAGTTGTTACCGAAGGACTTTCATTAGAATTTTCAGAGGTAGAAGGTTCAAACTTTACTACTAATAATATTACTGCACGTATTGAAGCGCAGGTAAATTTAGCCGTTGAGCAACCTTTAGCGGTTGTTTATGGAGACTTTACTGCTACTGTATAATAAGTTACTGTTTAAAAATTAAAACCCTTTGCAAATCGTAAAGGGTTTTTTTATATCTTTGAACTATGAGAAAATTATTTGTCTTATTTATATTGATTCTAAATAGTTGTTCAACTGAAAAAGCAGAACAACAACAACCGTTAACTTGCTATAATATTTTAGCAAGAGGCGAAGATAGTCGAGGTGATTATATTATTATTAAAATATCTAACTTTGTGCAAAAACGTTATTCAGTTTCTAATTATTTAGACTATTTAAACCAAAACACAATTTGTGAACCTATTAACTTAACAGAACAACCGTTATGAAATTTAAAGTATTAAAACCGTTTTACAAGCATTCTAACAAACAAAACTATTTAGTTGGTGATATTATTGAATTAACTAAAGAAGAGGCACAAGCAATGCTTAGTGAGGGTTACCTAGAAGAAAGCAAAGCAAAAGAAGTAACTCCAAAAGAAGAAATTAAAGAGGTTGTTTTTGAAACAAAGGCAGGGGTAATATCTACTAAAGACAAATAAAATGACTGATTACATTGATGTTATTAGCTTAGAACAAGCAAAGTTGTATCTAAAGATTGACGATGGTCAAACGGCTACCGATAACGAAATTATTGGTATGATTAACAGCGCACTATCATTTATCGAAAAGCGCACCAATCACATCTTTAAAACTAAAGATAAGGTTTACTATAAAGACTGTAATTTAGTTCAACAAGTAAAGGTTTATGACTATCCAATAACAACAGAGGGATTAGATATTCAATACAGACAGTTATACGCTATTGTACCAACCGTTGATGATACAGTTACTTTATCATTAGGTTATTCAAGTGTAGAAGACATTCCAAGCGAGTTAATAGATAGCGCATTGCAATTGATTAATTTTTGGTTTTACAATTCAGAAACTAAAAATGCTATGAATACTATACCTGATTTTGTAATGGTTAATATAGATGTTAATAGAAGATTTATATAATGATTTCACGTAAATATAACAAGCAAATAGAAGTTTACAAATGTACGGCTGTTCCTGATGGATTTGGAGGTAATACCGAAACAGAGGAACTTGTTTATACTATGTGGGCTAATGTAACGGCAAGACGCTCGTTTGTAACTAATGAAAACGCGCAAACTGATAACTTTGTTCAGACTATATTTACTGTTCGCAATAGAGTTGATTTAGATATTAATCCTAAAGAGAATTTTATTTTATATAATAATTTAAGATACAATGTTGAAAGTGTTTTAAATAAAGATTTAGATAATATTGATATTGAAATACAAGCAACACAAAGAACGTAATGGCAATAAAAGGTATTAACGAGGTTATTTCTAATATACGAAAGTATGGTAAAGAAGCGGAGCAAGATATTGAAGCCGTAACTGAACAAACTGCACGTAATATTGAGAAGCACGCTAAAGTTAATGCTCCAGTAAATTTCGGTAAATTAGGGCAGTCAATACAAGCTGTTAAGGTAAATAAAACCAATTGGAACGTTGAAGCTGGCGGAGTTTTAGCCCCTTATGCTCCATTTGTTGAATTTGGAACAGGTGGACTTGTTGAAGTGCCTGATGAGTTAAAAGAAATAGCTATAAAGTTTAAGGGCAAAGGAATAAAAAAAATAAACCTAAGAGCAAGACCGTTTTTGTATCCCGCTTTATTGCGTGGCAGAATTGAGTATTTAGAAAAATTAAAAAAAGTATTAGACAAGTATGGAAAATCCAAACAAATACGTTAGAAAGGCTATTTTCGATGCCGTTAACGATACATATTCTTGTTATGATACACAAGTGACAGGAAAACAAACTCCTACTCAATACGTTATTATTTCAACGCAAGACAAAGAAATAGATAAAGCTACTAAATGTGGAAATCGCTGGGTTTCTTATACACTTTTAGATATGGTATGTATTTATAATGTAGGTGGTAACGTTGGAAGCCGTTTAGCGAACGATGATATGGAAAACGCCATAATGGCATTAATAGAAAATATTACAATCGATGGCTTTACGGTGTTAAACAGACGTTATGAATTTCCTTCAAACATCAACACTACAACACCGACACAATCAGTATTTAGAAGCTTTATAAGAGTGATACTTACTTTGGAATAAATTTATTTTATTTATTTAGAATAATTATAAATAATATTATTATCTTTGAAATAAAAATAATTTAAAACTTATAGAAATTATGAGCATTAGAGGAGAAAAAGGAATACTTTATATTTGGGACACTTCGACCTATAAACCAATTGCTTGTTTAACATCAAACGGACTTTCGAGCCAAATGGCTATTATTGAAAGTAAGACTAAATGTTTTCCAGGTGTTGTTAAAAAAACACCAGGTACATTAAATAATACAATTGATGCAGAGGGCGAATACATAGATACAACTTCGGCTGGTGGTGACACTGCTAAAGTATCACACGATAAAATGTTTACTTTACAACAAGCTAAAACCTTAGTTACTTGGAAAATAGACACTAATGTTGACGATGCTACTTCTATTAAATATTATGGTACAGGGTATTTTACTGACTTAAAAGCTACTTTTGGTAGTGGTGATGAGGTTTCTACTTTCTCTGTAACAATTGACATAGATGGTGCTGTAAGTTTAACTGACCCAATGGATTAATGAATCAGATAACTTTAAATATTGGAGGGGAAGATAGGGTTTTCTATTTTGGTTTAGGATTCTTAGGTAACTTACTTGAAAACGAAGGTATACAATTACAAGAAGTTGAAACTAAACTTGTAGAAAATGGCTATAAATGGATGCCTTTGATTATGTGGCATTCTTTAAGTTATGGTTACATTAGAAAAAACGAAAAGATGCCTTTTAGTGTTTATGATATTTCAGAATGGATTGATGAACTAACAGAGTTTGACGAAAAAGAAGTTGAAGTAAATGGACAAAAAGTAAAGGTTCAATTACAAACAGTTGTATCAAAGTTTTTTGAGGCTTTTTGGAACTCTGTAAATAAAAACGTTCCCGAAGATAAATCTAAAAAAAAAGCGACTCAAAAATAAATTGGAATGAAGATGTGATTTCTTTTGCTATAGGTGAATTGAGAATGTCGAGTTTGGAGGCAGTTTACGATATGACGTGGGCGGAGTTTCAAATTCGACTTTTTGCATATAAACGAAAGGACTTATACGATTGGCAAAAGTTAAGAGAGATTATGTGGACTTGTTATATTGCGCCACATATTGACCCTAAAACAATGACTAAACGCAAAGAAGCATTTTTAAGATTAGAAGGTGAAAAAGTAAATACAGGTGTTTCTGATGATGCTAAAGAAGTGTTTATGAGAGAGTTCAAAAAATACCAAGAAAAAACACAAGGTAACACGTAAAAGATAATGAGTACAGGCGGTAAATTATCGGTAGAAATTGGAGCAGACAAATCCGATTTTGATAAAAAACTCAAAGAAATTGAGTTTGACATAAAAGAACTTTCAAAGGTAAAACTTGACCGTTTAAAACTTGGTTTAGATACTAAGGAAATAAACGCCCAAATTAAAGATGCTAAAGCTAATTTAAACTCTTTAAAAACTACTGTAAAAGACACAGGAACAAGTTTTACAGGATTAGCACCTAAAGTAGCAAACGGAGGCAATGCTTTAATGCAGTTTAGCCGTATAGCGCAAGATGCTCCCTTTGGAATTATTGGTATTGGTAACAACTTAACAGCAACAGCAGAGGCGTTTGGTTATTTAAAATCACAAACAGGTTCAACAGGCGGGGCGTTAAAAGCATTAGGGGCATCATTAGCTGGTACAGGCGGTGTATTGCTTGGTGTTTCTTTACTTACAACAGGATTTACTTATTTAGCACAAAGCGGGTTAAGTGTTGGCGATGTTATAGATAAACTAACAGGTAAATTTGATGCTTATAGAGATACTATCAATAAAATTAGTATTGACGCGGCTAAAAATTCAGGTTCTGAAATAGCCTCAATGAAAGCATTGGTTTCTGTTGCGCAAGACGATACTAAATCAAGACAAGACAGATTAATAGCTGTAAAACAATTACAAGATACTTACCCAGCTTATTTTGGAAATTTAAGTCAAGAAAAAATACTAACAGGAGATTTATCGCTAACCACAAAAGAGTTAACCAAAGCTATTATAGCACGTGCAGAAGCTACAGCCATAGCCGATAAAATCGGTGAATTAGCTTCTAAAAAATTAGACTTGCAAATTCAAAAAGAAAAAGCAATTTTAAAATTAAAAGAAGCACAAGCAAACGTTAAAGGTGCTGTATCTGTAACAGGTGGAACATTAGGGGCTACAGGATTGAGTAACGAGGGGCAATTAGCTGGAGCAACCGAAAGAGTAAAAAATCTAAATATTCAGATTTTAGAAGTTCAAACGCAACAAGATAAATTAGCTGGTAGATTAAATCAAAAAGAAGGTGAATCTATAAAGTTATTAGAGAAAAAAGTATCATTAGAAAAAACTTATAATACTCCACAAGTATCAGGAATAGGAACAAAACTAAATTTAGCTGGATTAGTTGATTTAGGCTCAATAGCTACATTTAACGGTAAGATTGATGAGTTTGGAAACAAGATAAAAGAAATACCTGGAATATTTTCAACTTCTTTACCTGGAGCGGCTAATACTATGAGTGTTGAGTTGGCTAGAATGACTTTATTGTTACAGGAATTTAATAGTCAAGCAAACGATATAATTTTAAATTCTATTACTTCTACTTTCTCAAATTTAGGTAGCGCAATAGGTGTAGCATTAGCAACAGGAGGCGATGTATTAAACGCTTTAGGACAAACAGTAATACAAGCTTTAGCGAGTTTCTTATCAAGCATGGGAGACTTATTAATTCAATATGGAACTTTAGCAATTATTAAAGGTAAACTTGACTTAGCTATTGCCACAGGCGGTCCTGTTTCTATAGCGGCTGGTATAGCGGCTATAGCTGTTGGAGTTGCATTAAAAGCGGCTAGTTCTGCAATTGGTTCATTTGCTACAAGCGGAGGTAGAACGTCAGGAGCATCAAGCGGAGCGGGCGCAAATAACAATAGCTTTACAAGTAGTGGATTTAGCCAAAATAACGGAGGTGGCACGGTTGTATTTGAAATAGCTGGCCAAAAACTTATCGGAGTATTAAGCAATACAATTAACGCAAATAAACGTTTAGGAGGGGCGATAGGTTTATAATGGCAAAGAAAATTATAATATCATTTACAGACCAACCTATTACGGCTGTTGTTGGATTTAGTTATACTATTCAAGTAAATACTTTAGACATTTATTATTCTAATGGCTACAATGAATTAAAGGTTAATTTCTTAGACAATGGAGAAACACCAGCTAATTACTATGAAGCTCCAATAGGATTAACTTTAGATGAAACACTACAAATAACATTATCTTTTTTAAGAGAAAATTACATTAATGAGTTAATCACTTATAATTTAAACGGTAATGATATTGAGGTTACAATACAAGCTGATGCAACGATTTCTATAGGCGGAACTGTAAATGATAATATAGAAATATCTGTTATAGATATTGAGCCTGATGTAAGCAACTTAATTTACTATTTGATTTTCGATGTTTACACTCTTAATATTTACAAAAAAAACTATCTAGGTAGTTCAAGTGAAATATTTGGTAGCTTTAAATTAAAGAAGTCTGCAGTTGAAACTATTTTATCCCCAATACGAGGCACAGGTTTAAATTTATCATTAGAAGCAAATCAAAGCCTTACTTTTGATGAGTTTATACTTAGCGATGAATTTACATATAAAACAGAATTATTAAAAAATGGAGTTAGTGTATTTCAGGGTTACATAAAACCCGATGGAGTGCAACAAAGTTATATTAACGATACTTGGTTTGTAAATATCGAAAGTGTTGATGGATTAGGATTATTAAAGGATTTATCTTTTGTACAGGCAAACGGATTACGTTATACAGGCAAAATATCTATTTACGATATTATTAAAGGATGTTTGGATAGAACACGTTTAAATTTAACCATTAATACAAGTATAGCGATTGAATATTTAGGCTATACAGGAAGTAATATTTTAAAAGATGTTTATCTAAGTACAGACAGATTTATTAAAGACAAAGACGACAGCGTTTTAATGGACTGCAACGAGGTTTTAACATCTACATTAAATTTATTTTCGGGCATTATAACACAACAAGATGGTCAATGGTGGATTTGTAGGCCTAATGATTTGGTTTTAAATGGCTATACGGAATTTATTAATCAAACAACTAATAACGTATTTAATAAAAATCTAAACGCTATTTTAGGAAGCCAAATTGATAATTACTACCCGCATCATTGTGATAGCAATCAACAAATTGAGGTAAAGGGGGCTATTAGTGCTTATAGATTGAATTACGAATATGGTTTTTTAGATGGCTTTATTTTAAATTCAAATCTTAATCACGATGAAAGTATGGTTTTTGAGGATTGGACAACGAATCCAAGTTTGCCAAGCTATGTAACCATTATTAATGACCCTTTAAAAGTTTCGGGGTTAAGTGTTAAAACTGAATTGCCATCAATATGGTTTCCTCCAGCTCCATTGCCTGATATAGGATTAGTTGAAATACTTACATCAAGTCCTATAGTAGCTTTAGAAAATCAAGTACTTACATTTAGAGCGAAACTATCATCACAAAACGTAAAATGCTATTTTAAGTTTCAAATATTTACAGATACAGGGCTTTATTTAGATAATAATAACGATTGGGTTTCTGATTCAACTAAATATTTTAGAGTAAAATGTGGAGATTACGACCCTCAAGAAATATTTGTAAACTATGAGTTATTGATGCCTCCTATTCCTGTTGATTGTGAAATTACAGTTGTTATTTGTGCGGCTCAAATATATCCACAGTCAACAATGCCATATAAAATCGGAATATGTAATGTAAACTACATTCAAATATTAGATAATGAAATACAAAAGGACGGAATAGTAGGAGAATTTCATACAGTATCAAGAAAATTACCTCCAAGCTCAATAACTAAAGAAAATCAAAAAGTATTTAATGGTGATGGATTAGCCATTTTAATAGGTTCAATTTATAAAGAAGATTTAGAAACGCCAACAGACTTTTGGACTCGTAAAAATAAATATGAAAGTTTGCCGTTGCTGGGAATTTCTGCAATGGATGATTTGCGTATTCAATCAGCGCCTATAAAATTATTTTCGGGCTCTATATTTGGGGAAATCCCTTATTTATCTGTTGTAGGTATAAATAACGTCACAGGATTATTTATGTTTATTGAGTATGAATACGATTATAAAGCTAATAAAATAGAGGCTAGATTATTACAGTTTTACAATAGTGATTTGGGAGATATTGAATATAGCATTTCGCCTGATTACGGTAAGTCAACAATTAAACCTACAATAAAAGGATAGTTTAGAATAATTCTAAATAATTTTTATATCTTTGAATTATGGAATATTACAACGGTAGCGATAGAATTTTATATATTAAACAGAATGGCAATTGGTTGCCTATAGGCTGTTTAACATCTAATTCATTAACTGAAAATTCTGAAATGTCACCAACAACAACAAGAGATAATGACGGATGGAGTACTTCACGCCCTGTTATGCAGTCATATTCGATACCGTTTGAAGGATTACAAATAAATACAGTTACTTCTGGAGGTACTTTTGGAGTAGCAAGTTATGATAAACTAAAGGTTTTAAAAAGAAATAAAGTCTTATTAGATTGGAAAATACAAGGGAGTATATTTCCTACTGTTGATTATGGTAAGGCATACATAACTGAAATTTCAGAGGCTTCTGCAGTTGATGAGTTACTTACTTTTTCAGGTAATTTAGTAGGTTATGGAAAACCGTTAACTACTACTTTAGGTGAATTTGTTCTTAACAATGGAGACCCTGATGTAATATTAACTACAGATTTAACAGCTACATTAATAATTAAAACTAAAAACTAATGGCTATTAATCCAGCAGACATAACCACAATACGAGTTGGCGAATTACCGACAGGTGCAATTAGTACTACTTCTAAAATTGCTATTGAAAACGGTACAGATTTATATCAAATAACGGGTCAAGATTTAATAGATTGGGCGAATATAAATGTAGGGACTAGACAATTTCAAGTTATTGAGTTGTGGGTTAATCAAACATACATCGATGATAATTTTGATGTTACAGGATTAGGAATTAATATTTGTGAAGGTTTAGCGATTTGTAACGGACAAAATGGAACTCCACCAATGGACGGATTAGTAAGTATTGGTTATGGCACAAATTACAGCGTTATAGGTGCTTTTGGAGGTTCAAAAAACGCTTCTTTACCTAAACATAGACATTTTGAGTTTACTACAGATTTAGAAGATGGTGCTGATGTGGATATTTTAACAACAAGTAAAGTAGCAAGAAGAATGACAGGAAGCGGAGGTCAAGATTATAGACTACAACCATCAACTACAGGGGCGGACGCTACAGTAGGTTTATCTTCAGAGGTTGGAGTAGATGGTACTGATAAAAATATGCAACCTTATATCGTTTTATTAAAATGTATGAAATTATAAGATTATGGCAATAGACCCAAATAATATTACAACGGTAAGAGTTGACCAACTAACTACAGGGGTTTTAGACTTAGCTAAGTTAATAGCTTTTGCAGAAACTAATGGCGAGTTAAAACAAGCTACGATACAAGAATTAGTAGATTTAGTTGCTACCGCCGTTGGTTCTAGTAGTGGCGTTGGCTATTATCCTTTATCTGTTACTGACGGACAACAATTACCTGATGTTCCTACAAACCCAAGTTTCTTTTTATGTGGAATAGGTACATTTTTAAACATTAATGGTTTCCCTGATGTAATTTGCACAGAACCATTAAACGCTATTATGAGTTTAAGCGACCATTGGGAATTAGCTGTTGAAATACCAATAACAGCAGAGTTAGGAGTTCAGACAGTTACAGGAAGCGCAGTTGATAATACAGACCCCGCAAATCCTGTAGTTAACATTCAAGAACCTAAAGTAATTGATATAACCTATGCAGACCTACTAGCTTTAACCTCTGCTCAAAACATAGACCCACAAGCAACGTACATTATTACTGACAGTTCGCAAAATAGCCCTAGTTATGGCGATAGATTAAGAGTGTTTGGATGTGGGGAAG